TGACCGGCCGCCACACCCGTTCCGACAGCTGGATTCAGCGTAATGCTGATGCTTGGCGTGAAGCCTGCCACGGCGCCAGCACCGGCGACCGCGGGCAGTGTTTGCTTGTCGGTCGGTGTTACGCCGCCAATGGTTCCGACCGCGGTGGCCGGAGAGAAGGTCGGCTGAACGGTCGGGGTGAAGGCCGTGGCGGCGCCGGTACCTACTACCGCCGTCAGGTTTACATTTGTGCCAGAACTCGGAAGGTTCGTCGCCGTCTGCGGGGGCGCCTGAACGTAGACCTGCCAGGGATCATTGAAAAGCGAGCGTGCTTCAGATATCGAAAGAATGCGGTTCCAATACCGCATGTAGACGATATCCGGCACCATGTCGGCGTCCATGCCGGGGTAATTGGCGACCAACAGTGTTGTGTCATCCGCAACCCGGGTTCCGACCGGCGCCGTGTTCAGCTGCAGAGTTTTCGGAATGCCATTGATGTAAACGGTCGGCGTGTTCGAAGCCGAACTTCCGTTATACGTTACGACCACATGGCAGAATTGATCGAACGGGAACGAGCCGCCGGTGGTCTGCCATTCTCCGTTGGTCGTGGAAAAATCCACGTCCACAAAGAGATCGCCGGTCACCCATCCTATGTTCAGAAAGAAGTTTGTGCCCTTGTTGAAGAAGGCGCCAAAGTCATTGACGTTCGGCTTTGCCAAAAATTCGACAGTGCCTGACGCAAGGCTGTTGACAGGACCATTCGTGGTGTAGCTGTCGGCCGTGCTGTTTCCGAAAGTGCACTGCTGGCCGAACGGACCCATGGTCGGGCCAGGCGTGCTTACAAAGGCACCGATGGAATTTCCTGTCAGGTCGAGGTGGTTTCCCGTGCCCGAGGAGATATTGAAAGCATAGTCCACGGCGAACACCAGGCCGCGCGCAATAGGGTTTGCACCATTCAGAGCAGGCTTAACAGGCTTTGGCGGAATGTGGGGGATTACCCCGACTGTCTCATTCCAGCCGATTGCCATTTACGCCACCGTCTGCGTGCGCCCGATGAAGTCCACCGTGTGACCGGAAGAGGAAAGCGCAACTTGCGTCGAGTTCACGACCGCAACGCCCCACTTCGGACCCAGCGGAAGGCCAAGCGGCAAGGTGTCGAAATTCTTTGCCAGAACCGCGCCAGTAGTGGCGCTGGGGCATAGGATCACACCGAGCAGATTCGACTGAACAATCGTGATAGCGGCGTCGGTCGTGCCGGCGCCGTCATCGGCAATCGGCGTCGTGTCATTGTTGCTGCGGATCAGGAATACATACGCCACGCTGTTCGCCGTCGGCGTGGTGCCCATCTTCAGCGAGACCGAGATGATCGCGCTCAGATAGAGATTTGACGTGTTGTCGATAAGCGTCGACTGACGGCCAACCCCGGCGTTGCTCGACGCCAGAGAATTCAACGAGATTGTTATTCCCGTTACCGCAGAGAATTTATCGTTGATCGTCGCCATTTAGCGACTAGCCGCTTGGTTTATCGACAACGGCCATGCGCGCGACATGGATGGCCTTCGCAGTCTCGAACTCCGCGTCCATGCCGGCCATGCGCGCTTTGTTGGCATTTGTTTTCTTGACGATCTCCGCATCCAGACCGGCCAGGGTTGCGCGGCGAGATTCCATCTCGCCCGCATAGTTGTCATCGGCGCGCTTTGCAGCGTCCGCTACCACAGCGTCATCGAGGCCATTGTTATCGCCAGCCTCGCAGCGCAGCACATGCCGGCCATCGGGGATGGAGAAGGTCTGAGGGGCAATCTCCCACGACCGATTGTCTGTGTTGAGCGCGGTTTCGATAGCGATGCGATCGCCGTCAATTCCGCGCACGATGGCCGGGACGGTGATGCGCTGGCCGACTTCCAGCGGGCGCTGCTTTCCGTCCACGACTGCCATGGCCTACCTCAGTTGATCTGCAGGAGCGACGTGCTCGCGGCGTTGGACGGCTGCACCAGCGTGAAGGTGCCGGCGGTGACGCTCTGGGTGCCGCCGAAGTCATGGACGGAGACCGATGCGCCAGCACCGGCGCCGCGGTTGGAGGTGTTGTAGACCAATGCCGCTCGCGTCGAGAAGGTCGCGCCTGTCCAGCTCGGGTTCACGCTCCACTGCCAGAAGGCGTTGCCGGCGGTGTTGGACGGCGAAATATTGTTCGCCAAAGCCTGGCCGGTGGCGGTGTAGCCCGTGCCCGACACTTCGTCGGAATTTCCGGTCAGGTTGCTGTAGTTCGTGGTGCTGGCGCCATAGGTGCCGGTCGGAGACGGGATGCCCAGCGCGATCTTGAAGGCGTCGGCGGTGAAAGTCAGTCCCGCCGGGTTGGTGCCGGTGGCGGCCTGCGACATCACCAGGGCGGTGCTGCTGGTGATCGACGCAATCACCGTGCCGGCGGGAATGTTCGCGCCGGTAATCGCCATGCCGACCGAGAGGCCGGCCGTGGTGCCGGCGGTCGCGTTGAAATTCGTGTTCGCGGTGGTGAAGGCAACGGCCGAAGCCGTGGCCTGGAAGCAGTGCTGGGCAGCCGCCAGCTGAGCCTTGAAGCTGCCGCACATGGCGGTTGTGTAACCGGACATTTAGTGCGCTCCCCCGTGGCGTGAGGCGAGGAAAGCTTTTGCCTTCTCGCTCGGGTTTCTGTGGCAAAACCATTGCCGCTCAATGTCGGCCGACGTGGCGAAGTGCGACGCCAGGATGCCGCCGATCGCATCTTCCCATTCGGGCGTGACCTTATCGGCCCATGGGGACGCGAGCACGATGGCCTTGACGGTCTCCAGGGCGAGCAGCGCGCGCGGGCCAGGATTGTGCGCCGTGTCCAGATGGTCATCACCGGCGGCGCCGAGCGCATCCTGTTCGGCGGTCTGGTGATCGGCGTGGTGCGGCTCCAGCGCTTCCATGATGGCCAGCTGGACCTTCGTCGCCTGGATGTGGCGGTCGCCCTTCAGGCCATCGGATAGCGGGAAAATCTGCTGCGCCGTCATCACCGCCCACTTTTCGGCCGGATGCGGGCCGCCGTCGGTGATCATCACACCCATCTGCATGCGGCTGCCTCCTTCAGGCGTTCAGAAGCGCGGTGGCTTCCGCAAGTCTTTTGACGCCGAGCGCCGTCAGCATATCCACCGGCAGCGCGTCGAGATTGTAAATCCAGGTCCAGTAGCAGCGGCAGAAAGGCTCCTGTGCCGGCGCCGTGATCTGGTCGAAATACGGATTCGGGCCTTTCTTCATCAGCCCGGCTTGGATGGCCCAGTTGTTCGGGACCGCGTAGACCAGCAAATCGCGGTCCTTGTGGTCGGGCCGGTAATTGTAGCCGGCCTGCCGCCAGTGGCTGCGCCAGATGCCTGCCAGCGCCTGGCCATCCATCGCGATCACGGTGGAAACCGAATTCCTCAGCTTGTGACCCTGGTCGATCAGGACGCGGCGCTCTTCGAACGGCGCGCTCTGCATCGGCTGCTTGATGTGCTGGCTGGTCTTGCGCTTGTCCTTTTCGCTCACCCCGCCGGGCGGGATGCTGGTGGCCCAGCCCGCAAAGCGGCGCAGGGTCAGCCGGCGCATTTCCTCCCGGTTGAGCTTGATCAGGTCCGCCGCCGCCAGGATGCGCTTGTCCAATTCCGCGCGCGCGGCGGGCCGCACCATATCAATCGTGAAGCGCTCGACACCGGGGTGGTCCTTGAGGATCACACCTCTTTCGATCAGGCGGCGATAAACCGCCGCCATCGCCTCGCGGATGATGCGATCCAGTTCGTCCTGTGACCGGAATTCCCGCTCCGCTGCCGCCGAAAGCTGGGCCTGCCAGTAGGCCGCGCGCTCTACGCTGTCGAAGCCGTGCTCCACCATATCGTTGATGGCGTCGTTCAGCAGGTCGTTGAAAGACTTACTGGTTGCCACCCTTGGCCGCCTCTTCCATCAGCCGATAAGTGGACGCCACCGCGTCCATACTGGCCTCAAGCGCGGATATCACGCCGAACCGGGCGGTTTCAACTGCCGGCCAGTCCTTGGCCTCGCAGGCCCGGTGATAGATGCGCAGCGCCTCGGTGAAATTCGCCTTCGTGATGGCCATTTCGTTCAGGCTGGCGAGCATCCCGGCCTGGAGGCTCAATTCAGGGGTTGGCCCTTGCTGTTCACATACTCAAGCAGCGCGCGCATGGACTGGCGCGGCGTGAGATCCTTGCCGGGCGCACCGAGCCATGCTGCGACCGCGGCCTTTGAGGCATCGGAGGCGGAGAACGGCTTGGCCGGCTTTGGCTCTTCCAGCATCGCCTGCTGTTCGGGCGGCACATAGTCCATGAGCAAATCCGGGTCCAGGTTCAGCGGCACCGGAAACATCGTCTTGTTGGTGTTGACGGTATCGCAGAGCCATGTGGCCAGCGTCGCCTTGCTCTCCGGATCGCAGATCGGCTCCAGCACCTGGAACACAGCCACCGCGGCCTTCAGCTTGGTTTCGTCCGTCTTGACCTTCTCGCTGTCCGGCTCGGTCAGAAAATTCGGCCAGGACGTGCTGAAGCTGTTCTTCCATTCCAGGAAGGCGGTCTTGTAATCCACCTTGCCATAGCGGTCCGGATATTCCTTCTGGATGGTCTTGTAGAAGGCGGGCGACCAGGCTTTGTGCATGCAGATCAGGTCGAACCAGGCGTATTGCGGGTTCATCTCTTCGCGCATGCGATCGAGATAGTGGGCCACGTTCTTTGCGTCTTCCGAGCCGTCGGCAAAGCCTTGGGCGAAAGTCTCGCTGTTCAGCATCACCGCCGGCATGTCGGCCGAGACGGCGATATTCTCCAGGATGTCCTTGCGGGCCATGCCGAAGGCGCCATCCAGGTTCTGCATGTTCAGGGTTTCGATCTTGTCCTTTTCGCCCACCTGCAAGACGTTGCCGACCACAGCGGTCTTGAGCAGGTTGCGCTTGACGGCGCCGAATACCGCCTGCAGCCGGTTCACCGCGCTCGAAACCGTCTGGATCATCGCGATCAGCAGGCCGGCCTTCTTGGTCACCATGTCGTCGGTGACCATGGTGTTGATGAAGCTCTTCAGCGGGAAGAGCGCGCGCTGATAGACCGAGCGGCCCACAAAGCCATACGCCGAAGACGTGTAGCTGATGTAGATCGGTTTTTCGTTCATCACCACCAGGCCGCGGCTGCGGTGATACCGCTTGCCGGCGACGGCGATTGCGATCGGCTTCTGAAAATCCTCCGCGTTCGGGTTCTGGTTCAGCACCATCGACCCGGCAGTGTTGAGCGGGTCCAAGATGTTGAAGGTCACTTCCAGGTCGGGAAGCTTGAAGTAGTCGATGGGTTGCTCGGCTGGCACACCTTCGGCCATCATAACGATGGTGCAGATGCCGTAGACGCGAGACTGCGACTTGTGGTTGAGGATATTCCCGTCAGCGTCGAGCGCGCGCCAGGTCTCCAAAAACTGCTTCTTCAGCTTCTCTTCCAGGCCGCTTTCCACATTGATGTGGATGTTGCGCGGCTGGCTCTGCGCCAGCTTGATGGGCGATGCCGCCATCTTCGCGCCCAGCGGGTGGTAGAGGTAGATCGTCTTGCAGACCTGATACGACGGTTCCGAGCCGGGCTGGATGTCGTCGCAGCACAGCAGATCAGTCAGCTCTGTGCCGAGCTCGGCGCCGTTAAAGCCGATGTTGGCGCTATCGTTCGGTGTTGTGGGGGTGTCGATCTCGTTTGCCAAGCGTTAGCCTCATTCCAAGCCTTTGTAGATCAGCACCCCGAAATAAAATGCCGCGGCACAAAGGACGGCGACGGCCATCAGAGCAAAACCAACCTGATTCCAGGCGTCATCTTCTTCCATCAGCGGCCCTCCGCGTTTCCGAAGTTCAGCGCCAGGCCGAACAGCACGCAGCTGAGCAGGTCGAGCGCCGCCTTCGAATTTTCCTTCTCATCGATGCGGAACACCGCAATCTCATCCAGCAGATGGTTGCGGTTCTGCGTGCCGGACCACATCAGCTTGTGGAAGGCGGTCGCGCTGATCTTCACCATTTCGCGGTCGATATAGGTCGAGGCGTTGACCGCGCGCTCGTTGATGCCGAGCTTCGCCAGTTCCTCATCGATAGGCTCTGCCGGCAGCATCCGCCGGTTTGCCTGAGAAAGCAGAACGCTGCCAACACCCTTGGGACTGATGAAGCAGCCCAGCGGCTCGGCCCGCAACACCTCGCCCAATTCCCTGACGCGGGAAAAGATGCTGGTGAACCAGGTATCCAGCACGCCGCCGGTGACCGGGCTCACGCTCCAGTCCAAGATGGTAAGCGGCCAGCCGCCGACATCCTTCTTGCCGAAATACACGACGCCAGCGGTTTCGATGTCCTTGCCGCTCTTCACGTCCGAGACCAGAACCGCAAACACTGCATCCAGACGCTCGGGCGCGGGCACGGGATAGCCGCGCACCAGGAATTTCTGCATGTCGAAGAATGACGGCTGGTGGGCGCCGGTCAGGTAATTGTAGCCCTGCGCGGCCGCATCCACCATGTCGATAAAGCCCTTGGGGAAAGCGCAGCACTGGTCGATGAAGCGCTCGTTCCACGGGCCCTTGAGCAGATAGACATTGCCGGCTTCTATCTGCGAGGCCAGCGGATCTGCCTTGACGGTCTTCTCGCCCGAGACCGGAATGCCCTTCAGCACATTGCCGGGGTTTTCGGCGGCATACGTGCGCACCTGATCCTTGCCGGCCTGGCCCGGGTCTTCTGGGATGGCGATGTGGACCAGCGGGCCATCGCGCCCCGCGGTCTGTTTCACATCGTCGTGCACTTGGCCGGTAGACTTCCGGTAATCCTTTGCGTGACTGATGACGAAAATCTGGCCGTCTGTCTCGATCTTGATCGAGGCGGTGTAGGCGGGTTCGGTGCCGGCCGTCTCATCGGTGGCCGCGAAGTCATAGGATCGGACCGCGCGCGACATGCCGGCGGGCATCACATCCAAAATCTTGTTGTCGAACCAGACCCGCTGGAACATGCCGCCTTCGCGGGCGGTCGGGCGCTGCTGATACTGGCCGGCAAAGGCATGGGCGCCCATGCCTTTCTTCAGCGCGTCCACCACTTCCTGGGGAAAACGCAGCGGCTCCATCAGTTCGCCTTCGACGGTGCGCCAGTCTTTCCAGCCAATGGCGGTGATGCAGGCCCGCGCCTTCTCGAACTCCATCGGGATCATCACATGGACGATGCCCTCGACCA